TCAACATCAAACGACCATTGATTATTTTTCAACATACGAATAGCGGGTTCAAGTTCTTTTAAATCCTCGGCAAGTAGTTTGTTGGATTTAATAAGACGATCCTTACTCGTAATCGAATTAGTTACATTCTTAATAGGTTTTTGATCAGGTAATCCAATCCAATATAAACCCATTATTTGTTCTTCATTATTTGGCATATATATACTCCATTTGTTGGGCGACTCGGTGGGTTTCTTACAATCGCCCACCGACATCTTTGCTAATTGTATTATTGTGTAAGGTAATTTTATTAGCATAATTTATTTATAGCATTTGTGGTGAGTGGTGTCAAGCGGGTATTGTGTTGGGAAAGTTACAAAGCTTTATGTCGATGTAACTTATTATGCACTAACTGCAACCAACACTATAGTTCAAATGGTTTCTTGCCAGAAACCTTACAATAGGTAGTGACTAGTATTTACGACCTACCCCCTGCACAGATGGTTAAGCTATACTGATTTTCCCAATATGTGCGTGTACAGATATACTTGTATAATATTACAAGGGCTATGTCAATGTGCTTGACATTATTTATTTATTGTACTAGCTTATATACATAATCAATAAACGAAAGGATAGCTAATATGTACTTGATATATACTTTAATTATGGGCATACCTTTCTATATGATTGTGATACTGCCCATCATACAGCTTCTAGCTGGATAATAAAGATAAACCCTGTGTCATTAACTTGACATAGGGTTTTTTATTTGGTATCAATAAAACATAATTAATCAATTACAGGAGAACAATTATGAAGAAAAAAGATATCATATCTAAGGTTCTTGAAACAGCTAAGAAATTAACTGACGCTGATGGTATACCTTTAGATATATGCGATGACTTTCGTAAGTGTATTACTATGATACAAGAAATAAACTCTATTGAGTTTATAAGTGTCAAGAAAGAATTTACACTTACTCCTACCAATTACCCTGATGATCACGTTGGCGGTAACTAATGGCTAAGAGTCAATCAAAACCAAAACTAGATATTGTGTCTGATATGTTTGTTGAAGAACCTTTTAATAACAAGTATATGTTTATTAATAGGAAACGCAATCTTCAAGTATATGTAGACGCTGATGGTTGGCGAGAGGCGGAAGATAAATTCGATACTTGTCAATTCAAAAATCCCGAAGAGTGGGAAATATATTTAAGAGTTAGAAGAAGTAAAGATAACGCAAACTAACTTGACATCAATCAAATAATCTGATACTAATTAGGGGCAATCAACCGAGAGGGGATTGCCCTTTTTTTGTTCATACGACTTTGTATACTTTATCGGACGAAAGTCTTTAGCGAGACAAGTAACTGGCGTAAAGAAACTATGGCGATAGTTCATATTGAAGGGGGGTAGTATCTGCTAATCTTAAGACCCGTATCACAGGGAACAAAAATTGCGTGATAGATACTACCCTGAAATCTTTTTTGTTTTTCTAACGAACTACAAGTTGATGGGGTGATCTCCCCTTTAATGTAAGGAACTGCATAGACAACTTGTATAATGATCGACTAACAATTTAGATATTGCGTCAAGTGAAAATCTTTTTAGAGAACTAGCTTGACGCTTACAAGGTCAGTGTTTGATACAGTTACAGTGCTGGTATAACACTGATCCCTGGTCCAATTGGTGCAATTTGTGTAACAGTTGATCATCTCCAGTTGGACCTGGAATAAGTAAATTAATCAAACAATATAGGAGCAACAATGGATGATGATACACAAAGTTTAGTTTCTGAAATTATACATACACTACAAGATGATTGTAAATATTTAAAGCCACAACCAAAATCTACTGCTGGAAATATACAGGGTGATGGTGTATATAATTGGGAGGCACATATGGAAGTAGAAGAGATATGTAAAAAATTTAATATAAAAAAGAAATAAAAAGGAGAAACAATGAAACCAATACACATAACAAAACAACAACTTCATATCTTTATTGATAAGGAGATAGACAAATACAAATCTAAAAAAGGTCGTGCATTCTTTTATAAGAAACCTAAAAGATTAGAAATCGTTGGCGAGAAAAGAGTAATGCGATTTGATACTAAAGATAGAAAGTTTCAAATAGATGGTGCAACTGGTAAAAGATTATATAAAAAAGGTGGTAAGAGAACTACTACACCAGAACATAATATGTTAGTTAATGATCTAGACATAAGAGAAGGATTTAAGTTTAGAAATGTACCTATGAACCAGAGACTAAGATATTTATTGATCGGCAAAAAATGCTTAAAATTCAATTACTTAGCCGATTCAGACTCATTCAAAGTTGAGTTTCCAAAAGCTACAAGAACACTAATCAAAAATCTTTATGCTAAGAACTTTGAAGACTTCGAGCAAAAAAATAATTTGACATAATCATATAACTGTGATATACAGTGTTTAATCAGTACACGTTTTGCAAAGCGTTTGCGTCAGCTGTGTCTATAGTTACACGCTGGACATTTAGTACTGAGGTTAGTGTGAGAAGGGTTTGATCAACCTATGATGGTTCAAATGCGAACGCTCTACACTAATTTAGATCCAGTGCGGGCTAGCGAGATGCTAGGGCACTGGGTCAAATAATAAACCAACCAACAATGGAGGATAAATATGTCTACACTTATAAAGACATTAAAAGACAATCACTCAGATATGTATGATAGAGCAACAACTGAAGTTGACTTACAACAAATACATTATGTTAGTGATCCAGTTCTTTTTAAATTAAATAAACCTGCCTGGGCTGTAGTAGATACAGATAATAAACGTGCAATACATTTGCATGGATCTAATTATCAACTAGTGCCTTATGCTAAAATACTAAATGGATTATCAGATGCATTAGATAAGTATGGTATTACATTAGATAATACTACAATGCAATTCAATGTACATCCTGATCTAAATTATCTTAGACTAAGAATATTGTTTAATGATAATAGTAAGTTTAGTCCACACGCAATGAAAACTAATCCAAAAGATAAACTAAAGTTTGGTATTGAAGTTGTATCTAGTTATGATGCATCTATAGTATACAAGATTAGAGCAATGTTTTTAAGATTAGTTTGTCAGAATGGTATGAAATCATTTGATAGTTTAGGTGAAACAATTAAGAAACATACAACACATTTTGATGTTGATGCTTCTTTTGCAAAACTACAATATCTTGCAAATACATTTGAAAAGATGCAAGACACGTTTGAAGTGTATAATAGTTTACCATTATCAGCTAATGAAGTAGATAGTATATTTACAAGGTTCTCTAATGGTTCTGATAATAAATATAATTTATTAAAACAAGTATTAGAAACAGATATGCATAAATCTACTTTGTATGATGTATACAATGCCTTAACTAATTATAGTTCTCATAATAAAAGAGCAATTAAGATTGGTAAGAAAGATAGCAAAGAGTACAGAATAGACAATAGTACTATGGACTCTATCAAGAGTAATGTAATGAGAGACTCAGAGATAGAGAACTATATAGCTAGTGATCACTTTGTATATTACTATCACAAAGCCCTAGGTAATCTTGGGAGAAAGATAGTATGACGTTCTATCATGGACTAGGTATGTATCTATTTAATATGGTTGCCCTATTGATTGGGGCAATCATTGCCTATTATATTATTAATAAAATAGAACAAGAAAGAAAACGAAAAGAAAAATTAGAATATCTATTAGGTAAAAAAAAGTATGGAAGAGACGATACTGCATAATATATATACTAACCCCCCCTGCATTGACAGGTAATCATATCATATTTTAGTTTAAAACTCAATGAGACAAATTGACTTTATGCAAGAAATATGATATACAATCATTATGGAAAAAGCAACTATACAAATAAAAGAAAGATCACCAGAAGAAAAATTACTTATTGCAATAATCCAACAGACAATGGAAGATGCATTTGAATTAAGTTCATCTACTAATCTAACTTTGTCAGACATACAACAATCTAGGAATTGGTTTTATACTAGAGGTTGTTCAATAATGTGTGATCACTTAGGTACAACAAGAGATCATTTACTAAAATTATATAACAAGTTATCAGACAAGTATAAGACAGGACAGATAACAAAAGAGCAATTAAGATTTGCCATTAGGAGATTGGAATTAAAATTATGAATATTAAAGATATAGAAAAAAAGATAGGCACACTATCAAACCCTAGTAAGATGCCAGCATTTGGTTGGGGTATATCTGCAAAGCATTGCAAGACAGGATCAAAGTTGGCTAAAATTCCAGGTACTATCTGTCATTCTTGTTATGCATTGAAAGGTAGATATGTATTTAAAAATGTATTTAATGCACACGAAGTTAGAAGAAAAGCAATTGAACTAAACGAGTGGGTAGATTATATGACAATGTTACTGACCATAAAATACAAAAACCTAGATAAATCAAAGAGATATCATAGGTGGTTTGATGCTGGTGACATACAATCTTACTCTCATTTAATGAAGATATTTGAAGTATGTGAACGTACACCACAGATAAATCACTGGTTAGCTACAAGAGAATATCAAATAATAAAACAAATCAAAGAAGAAGATGTGCCAAAGAATTTATGTTTGCGTGTATCAGCAATCAAAGTAGATAGTCCACCACCTAATTTTTGGAAGTGGACTTCTGGTGTACATAAAGATAAATCTGCAATAGGTCGTGAATGTCCTGCACCTAAACAAAATGGTGAGTGTGGTAGTTGTCGTACCTGTTGGAGTCGTAAAGTTAAACAAGTAAGTTATAAGGAGCATTGATGATTAGAATAATAATTATATTATTACTACTTACGTCTTGTAGTTCTAATAAAAATAATGTAAATCCTTTACAAACAATAGTAAAAAAAATAATAACAAATGGGTTAGCAAAATGAGTGATATGAAAGACTATATGATAAGTAAAAACAAAGCAGAAGAGTATGAAAAAAAGAAAACATTAGTTAAGCAAGATGTTATTCTTGATGCCATAATAGCAGAGACAAGATCTATGCTATGTGATTATCAAGATACAATGTCAAAAGATATTGAACAATCTTTAAGAAATTTAATTGATCAAATAGAAGGATATAAACAATGATAACATATAAATTTATAACACAAGATAAATCACAAGATATGGAAGCTATGAGTCTAAAAAAAGCTATGATATCTTTTAATACAAAAGCAGGTGATGCAAAAGAAGTATTGGTAGAATGGAAAAGCCGTAAAGGTAATGTTAGTTTTTATAAATATAAACTACCATACAAAACAAGAAAAGAAAGAAAAGGTAAACTATGAGGGGTATGAATTATAAAAACATAAGACCTATAGAAATATTACATCATGAATGGTGTAAGAAAGAAGGTAGAGATACAACGTGGTTTAAAAGGAGGAAAGATGATGATTTATTGGAACCCAAAAAGACTAAAAGAACTAAAAGAAAAAGGGCTTAAAATAAAAGTTATGACTTTGAAAGAATATAACTTGACAAATAATCAAAAGTATGATAGGGGAAATAACAATGAGAAAATACAAAATAAGACTTTACGGAATGGGAATACACGCAGTAGGCATAATATCATTTCAAAATTATCCAACAGTTGAAGAAATAGAAAATGAAACAGCATTATATCTTAATGAAAAATTACTAACAGTTAGACCAGATAATTTTTATTCAGCAGATAGATATACATTAACATACGAGGAAGTATCTATTTGAATTACAAACAACAATTAAATGTTATACAAAGTTTATATCTTGCAAAAGACATACAGACAAGAATAGATTGTCCATTTTGTAATAATAAAAATACACTATCAATAGACACTACAAATAATAATATATATTGGTATTGCTTTCATGCATCTTGTAAAGCACGAGGTAAAAAAGAAGGAGAAAAAGATATGCAATATGTACAAAAAGTTTTTCAAGGTAATAAAGATTTACATGTAGAAGATAAAGACTTTGAATTACCAGATAGTTTTCAATCAATATATTCTAATAACAAAGCCATGCATTGGTTAGCTAATAATAATTGTTGGGAGTCTTGGTCTTGGGGTAGAGCAGATTTTAAATATGATGTTAAACAAGATAGAGTTGTATTCTTAATTAAGAATAGAGACACTCATAAAATAGTTGGTGCAGTAGGTAGAGCATTAAATAAAAATGAATTTCCAAAATGGTTTATGTATGGTAATAAAGATATCCCATTTAAATGTGGTGTATGTGAAGATGCAGTTATAGTAGAAGATTGTCCATCTGCTTGTGCTGTATCTAATATATTAACTGGTATATCTATAATGGGTACTAAATTAAAACGTACACATATGGATCATATAAAACCATATAAAAATTTATATATATGTT